TATAGAAGATATGGCTGACCTAAGTTGTATTTCGGTAACATTCTTGCGAAATTTGCCGCTGTTTACAAAATCTTCAGACGCATTCAAATCGCCGGACGCAAAAACCTTGTTAAACCCATTGACATAAACTTTTTCCACCTGTTGGAGTATAAGCTCCCGCGCCTTTGGAGAACTTAGATTTAGCTCGTTATCACGGATAGCATTCGTCGCTGCGTTTGCTTCGGCGGTGATATTTTCCGGGGTTGGCGGCAAGGTATCGAACGCGCTGCGGGCGAAACGCGCTGCGGATATAGCGTTGCTGGTTGTAAAATCATCTTGGGCTGCAATAGATTGTTTCATTATATTTCTAATAGAAGCAGAACCAAGTCCGGAAAGTTTTGCGTACAATTCTGCCTTTGCGCCTTCACTTAATGAGTAAGCATCCACAGCTTCTTGTACGCGCAGTTGCACAGCATCGGTATATGGCTGAACGCTACCCGTAGTAAGCAAATCTGTATTCGGATCTTTAATAAACTTCTCAACTTCCATATCTTCTCTTTGATTAAATAATTCAGTCGCTCTTTGAGAATTAATCAAATCCTCACGAGTTTGAATACGCGTTGCTACAATCGCGTCTTCTTTTCTTTTAGCGTCTGCATATTTCCCAGCAGCGGCACCAATCTTCGTGATCCCCTCACCAATATCAGAAAGCGGGCTAGACGCCAAAGACAAAGGAATATTTTGCATCCCAGTAGAGCCAGGGACGCTATTTTGTCTTTTATATGTTGGAACCATTGCCACTGTCAGATACCTTCGCTTCCAGAGAATCGGGGCGGACTTGTGCCTTTTGGTAACTTAGAACCCATACTAGCCGCAGATGTGGCCCCAGTTATCAACGTCCCCAAGGCTTTTGATTTGCCTTCAGATTTTGCTATCGAACCTTGATATTTGGAAAGTGTCCCTCTCTGCTCTGCGGCGCGAGCGGCTGTTTCACCACCGTAAAGTGTTGCCAGATAGTCTATTTCTTGCTCTTCCGCCGTCATATCAAAGACATCACCAGAATCGAGTAATGATCCCCCTGTCGCTGCTATAGAGGCCCGTTGTGAGCCAGATAGAAGTTTCTGCTGTCTTTCCAACGCCGTGGCGTCGAACTCGGCCTTCTGGCGCGCTGCAATGGCGTCATTCTGCGCAATTTGCGCGTTGTAATTAGCTAAATTAGATGCGTTCCTGCCCTGTTGTGCAGCACCGGCAGCACTGACCCCGGCACCGATAGCAGTGGCCGCGATAGATGCGATCATCAAAGCTGACGACATGTCTTATTCCCCCGTGATCAATACGTTGTTACTGCCAGTTTCTGACCTTGAAACAAGCATATCAGCCTCATCCGTAAACTCAGCTTCTGCGTCTTCGATGGAAGTTGAATTTGTAGCAAAAACCATCGTTATGTCCGTATCGGCATGAGATATGAATGCCTGTTTCCTCCCAGCACTAGCCGGGACAACGCCATATCCATCGAATTCTGCGGATCCGCTGTCGCCTAAATACGCCGTGACGTGTCCATTTATAATCAATAACGTGCTTACTTTTACCAAACTGCCCGTCAACACATGCCCCGCTGGCATCGTAATCGTGCGGGAATACATCCCGCCATGAATAACATGGTTTGTTTCCAAAGCATATTGCGGTGCTTCCTTGAAAATCTCAGTCAGCTCCCTGACCTTGTCTATAGCTTGCAAGCTCATGGCGGGTATTACCGAACCTGCTATCTGGACGTTGTTCATTGCAAATCCTTAAAGAAGATTACATCGCTTTCTTCATATCCAGATTTAGGCATAACTTCCGCGAGTTTTCCGCCAGATGGGGCGCTGACCAACATGCCAAAGGCACCGGCCTCAGACGCCTTTGCTTCTGCGGCGCGCAGTAGCTTAATCCCCGCCCCTGTCTGGCGGTGCTTGCTCGCCACAAAGAAGCTCTCTGTCGCCCCGATCAGCGACGTGTATTTGGGGAGCATCGTAATGATTAGTGTGACAAAGCCCCAAAGCTCTCCGTCTTCCCCAAACGCCCCAAACGAATGCAGCGCCCCGGATTCTTCTAGGGCGTTATAGGTCGCCTCGTTGTACGTGCTTGGCATATTAGATTTAGGCGGACACTCTTCAGCGTATTCCTGAACAAGGGCAGAAAATTCATTACATGCAATTAGTTCATCAACGCTTATTTGCCGGATCATCGGCCTAAACTTTCGTCGTATTAAGTTCTGGCATAATAGCCAGTACGGTAAAGGGCAGAGGTTGGTCCTGCACCAAGAAAATATATCCGTCTTTGTCCCAATTTCGCGGGAATTCAATTTCCTTATCACCAGTGAACATTGCCGGGGCTGCGTCCATATCGTCCGCACTCGACCGAAACGGAATAATATCAAGGCGGCTGGAGCTTGGCCCATGCTTTAGTCCGAGCGTGTTGTATAATCTATATGTAATGCGAGAGATGCGTTTCTTTTTACCCTGCGCCGTCCCGTCTTTTGCGCCAGCCTCAATCCTCATTGTTTGCAGCGTGGATGTATATGGCAATCCGACATGCGCAACCGTGTACGAACCATTCAACGATATAGAACCGCCAGAAACAACACGATCCGGGTGGGTCGCGCCATTTGCAAGAACAGATACCGTCTGCCCTTCTAAATGATCCAACCCAAAAACTGACGAAACTGCGCCGCCTTCATAAGTCAGCATGGAATCGAGATATGTTGCCTGGATCGTATTCGTTGGAACTTCGGGTAAACCCGCAGTCATAAATTCTATGTAACGAACTGACTGCCCGTTGACGGTGCGCTGTATGACAGCCCACAAATCATCCCTGCTCCCTTGAGGATCGGGTATGACGGCCACACTCTCAACTTTGGCACCTAATCCACCAATAATATGCCTGTGCCACCCCACGACGTCCTGAGCGCGTTCATAGGTCATTCCAAGCAATACACCATCCGACCGAGCCATCCATACTATGCTATCGGGTTCTTGCTGGTATGCCATCTCGACAACACCGCCTTCGGTAATATGCTCCGATAGAATGGACAGATCCGGCGCGGCGTATGCGTCAGTTTCGTACTGGTAAACGTACTCGCGCACTTTTCGATTTGCGCGCTGCAAGAACAGAACCGAATTACCTACTTGAGGTGGCGTAACTGCTGCGCTGCCAAATGTAGTCTGGCGTACAACGCGCGTATTCGTGGGAGATATAGGGCTATTGTTGTCACCCTGAGAAACGATAAATTCACCGCCAGCAGTTCCAACGGACAGCACCTTACCCGCTCTCATCCAGCGGATTGTGTTTACCTGATCTGTGGCAATTGTATAAACGAACCCGCTATCATCAAGCACAAGCCCATCATTATCAGTCGGTGCATGGTTCTCATAATCGGCAGAGACAGAAAAGAATAGTGATTGGGGCCGGGTAGTTGTTGCCGCCCAAACTAGGCGCTGCTCGAAAAACGTGACAACAGACGGATATCCGGTTGTCTCCGAAAACAAACCAAGTCGCCATCCTGTCTGAGCTGTAGTCGCAGAGGCATTTGGGCCTATGAAATCAGCCGTAACGTGCGTTGTATCTGCTCGCGCTGTGATCTCAAGATAGGTCCAATCATTAGCCGCATCCTCAAACCTAATCAGGCGGCCAATATCTGTTGCAAGAAAACCCGCCCCGTCATTGATTCCAGTGACCGCAGATGCCGTTACCGTCACCCCAGTACCACTCACTGCGGACAACCCAAAGGTCGTGTCGGTCGCGTTTACGGAGTCATAAGGCCCATCCAAGAACTGGATAATACCCAGCGTCCAGTTTGTATCCCCGGTTCGCGACAATGTGCGCGGTTCGTGGTTTTGATGCGCAATATACAAAACGTCAGCAGATTGCGTGACCACCAGATCAAACAATTCTGCCTCAAGATAAGGGGTGGAAACTTCATAAGCCGCGCCCTTGGCAAACGGATTATCAAAAACCTCGGCGAATTCCCCGCTTTGAATCTGGCCGTAGTTTTTATAAAAGCGAACGTATTGGTCGCCAAACTCGATAATGTACGCCTGAGAAACACTGAATTCGAACGACAAAATGCGCGTTTTTTTACTGCTGTCTTTGACCTCTGACGAAAAATAGAACCCGCCTCGTCGAGACGCAGGTCCATGCTTTTGCACAATCATATTTTCAAAAGTCTGACATCCGTTGCCATACTTTTCGAGGTCAATACGTCCTTCTAGTCGTGGCGATAATTCACCAGCCGTGAAGTTCGTTTGAATGGGCGCTGAACGCACCATTTATGGACTCCCGTTTACGCTAACGGTAGCGCCGCCGCCGTAACTTACGCGACTGTCTAACCATGTGTCGGCAACGATTTCAATGTATCCGCTTTCCTGTGCGTCCATCGACCTGGCGTCACTGATCTTGCGCTGATACATTTCCATCATATTTGAATAAAGCGTATTGCTCTCCGACAGTGTGACTGACAATTCAGCCGCAAGCCTGGCGGAAAGCGCCTCAACAAACATGGCGTCAAACAGGTTCACGTCTTCAACGCGGGCCAGATACAAAATCTTTGCGGTGCCGTCGTCCGTCAGAAGTTTGCCACCCTCGATTTTGTAAAGCGTGGACATGTCATCCATCTGCAAGACGCGCAGACAGTCAGACGGAAGATTGTATTGATAAGAAAACCCAAATGCCGGGGCGGTAGAGTTTTGTGCCAACTCCACGCGGTTGACAGCAAAATTCCAGACGTGATCTCTGATGCAAGCGTCGCGGATTTGGTCATAAACAAGGTTTGCAGCGCGGGCAGCCTCAGTGTCTTCCGTCAACGTCAGGATTGCATTAGCGCCAATCTTGACGAGAGCATTATTAACAATCTGAACAACGGAAGTGGCCATTCTATTACCTAACTAAAGTGTGGGGAGGCCGAAGCCCCCCCAACCTTATTACGTCGCAGAAAAATACATATCCACGACCAGAGTCCCCGAACCCGGAAGGCTAGCGGAGGCAATGGTGATGAAGACTTCTTCATCAGCCGCCAACGTCACCGCACCGGCAGCGGTGCCGAAAAGCGTCGGCGTGTTTGCGGTGGTGAACGTAGCGGCGGCACGGTATTTTCCCGTGGTGCCAGTAATACCAATCGCAACCGTAGCAGACGCGCCAAGCGTGGCGCTGGCAGTAATAACACCGTAAAGGAAAGACTCACCTTCGTGAGCTTTCGCAATAACAATGGTGTCTGATGTCGTCTGGGTGGCAAGCGTGATAGTGGCTCGCTTTACGCGGACATTACCATCAACAATACCGCCAGACGGGAGGCTAACCGGAACAGCGGCCAGTCCGGCCATTTCCGCGCTATAAAGTACAGTCATTTTTTAGTCCTCCTATTCTACGCACAAGATTTCAAGGACACGGGCTTCTTCCATGCGAGTGCCGCCGATAGTCATCGAGCA